GGTCGCGGTCGAGGCCGTGCTGTGGGGAATCGAGATCGCTTCCTCGAAGCCACGCAGCTTGTCCTTGCGGGTGACCTTGTAGTAGAAGGTCGTGGCCGAGTTCAGCGAGCCACCACCGTCAACCGCAGTCACGACCGGAGTGTTGGTGCCGAACGCGTTGCCCGACACGACCGCAGTGGTGGTGCCGCCGAGCAGGGTGAACTTCGGGATGAAGTTCGTCTCGACGAAGCGCACGCCCTGCCACGTCCCGACTTCCGAGGCGTACAGCGCCTTGGCGTTCGCGTAGGTGGCCGCGCTGGCCCACGTACCGAAGCTGGTGCTCGGACGCTGCACGTCACCGATGACCTGCGGGCCGCAGACGGCGACGTACGAATTGCCGTTCTGGAAGTTGCCCGAAGTCGCCACCTGCCGCGCGTCGCCCGAAGGCCCACCTCGCGGAGGCGCACCGTTGTCCACCATGGTCACGCGGACCTTCTGGACGATGGTGTCACTGATCACCATGCTCGAGGTGATGGCCGCACGGGACGCAACCGAGCCGTCGCCGTACTGGATGTTGGTGCCCGCCAGCATGACGATGGTGATCTCACGGTCCATCACGCGAGCCGCGTTGTCCGCGAGCAGCTCCACGCACTGGGTCATGAGGGGGTGCTTCGCAGTGAGCTGCGCCACGTCGCTGATCTCGAGGTAGTCGCCCCACTGGTCGAGAGTCACGGTCACCTGCTCGAGCGAGAAGGTGCTCTGGGTCGGGGTCACCGCTTCGGTGAGGGTCGCCAGAGGCACGAACATGCGCTTGTACCGGACCATGTACGCGGTCAGGCCAGCGCCCTCGCGCATGGAGATGTTGTCGCAGAGCCCGCCCATGACGAGACGGATGCTCGAACGGTCGAGCAGCTTGTTGACGAGGAACTTCTCTTGGTCAGCGCTGATGACGCTGTTGATGATGTTGGTAGCCATTGCTGTACTTCCTTAGAAGGATTCGTCGAGCAGGCCGGACGCTTCGAGAAGCGCGTTCTGCTGTGCCCGACTGAGAGTGTCGAAGTTTGCGGGGAGTGCCGATTTCTGGGTCGCCGGAGGCGGAGGATTGAAGCCCTGCGTCACGGGAGGCACCTGAGGACGATTCGGGTCGTACCCAATCACGGGGGCAGCCTTGATGAGCTGGCCACGCTGGTACTCGCCAAGCGCGAAGTTGAGAGCGTCACCGGGCGGGAACTGCAAGCCCTGAGCACGCCAGTTCGCAGCCAACTGCGCCGCTCGCTGGGTCACCTCCCGAGGGAGGTTCGGGATAGCCGCTGCTTCCTGCTGGACAGCGAAGCCCGCGATCTGCGCGGCCTGCTGAGCGAGCATGGGGGCGAACTGCGCCTCCATCTGCTTCCGGGTTGCCTCGACCGCAGCCTGAATGGCCTGCGCGGCAACGGGGTCCAACTGGTCCTTGAACTGAAGCAAGGGATCAACAGGAGCCACGACAGGAGCCGGAGCTGCCTGACGCTGCGCCTGCATCGCGAGCTGAGCCATCTGTGCGGACTGCTCCATCAACTGCCGATCTCGTTCCTTGAGTGCTTCCTCCGCTTGGCGCTGCTTCGCGACAAGCTCGTTGATGCGGGCCTGAATGCCCTCGTTCTGCTGAGTGCCTTCGGTTCCAGTAGCCTGAGCGGACGGCTGTTCGGTTTCCAAGTTGCGCTCCATACGCCCGAGAACTGGCCCGGCGACGGCCTTACGTCGTTGGACTTACTTCACTTTTTTGTAGGCTGCAACTGCTGAAGCTGCTGTGTCAAGACCTGAAGCATCATGGCTGGTGCCGCAGGGAGGTCATGTAGGGCGAGGTAGGTGTAGGTGGCCTTGAGCATGGCCTCCTGTGAGGGGGCGGACTTCATCTCCGCCATCAGAACGTCGGTCCTGCCCTTGAGGTGCTTGCAGAGGATCTCCCAGCCGGGGTGCGTGGACAGCGACTGGAGGGCTTCAACCTGCTCCGTGAGCAGGGCTTTACGAGCTTCTGGAGTCATTCCTCATCCCCTCCGTAGCCACCCATCGCTCCGGCTTCAGCGGCCATCTGGTCGGCACCACCCCGGACTTCCATGAACGCTTCACCTTCGCCGGGAGCCATTTCCCCCGACCCTCCGGGGGCCTGCTCCACCGCCGAGCGCGGGTCCTGCGGAGAACCGCCCGCACCCGGAGAGGGCCCACCACCCCCTCCGGGGGGCATCATGCCCGGCATCATGGGCACTTGCGTCACCACCTTGTCGAAGTTGCGAAGCCCGAGGCCGTCTTCCCACAGCTTGCGGAGGATGGGCTCGGGGTTCAACATCTTCCGCTGCTGGAGCAGGAGCTGAAGGACGGCAGGGTTCGCGGCCATCTGGAGGAACTGCCCCGTGGCCTGCGCTCGCTGCTGCTGGTTGACGGCCTGCGAGGACGCCACCCACTTCCACCCGAACTGCCCTTCGAGCATGTCACGGTTGAACTGGATCTTCTCCCCGCCGCTGATCGCCAGCCACCGCTCCTTGCCTTCGTACTGCTGGCCGAGGCTGTGCACCATCTCCATGAGGGGCATGAGGACGCGCAGCTCGATGTCCTCGATGAGGTCCTGAAGCTCGCCCTTCACGTTGCTCTGGAGGATCTGGGAGCCGGTGGCCGTCTTCGCCCCGCCCTTCGCACCCGACCCCTGAAGGACGGCGGGCACGCCGCTCATGTCGTTCGCGTAGGTGATGAGCTGGTTCGCCAGCATCAGCCCGTACTGGAGCTGCTCCACCGGGGGCCGATCGAAGACCATGCCAGCCGGGTCCGTGAGCGGGAACATGCGCCCGGGGGCGAGCGGCTCGAGCGGGCCGACGACGAGGTTGGGGTTGTACTTGATGATGGGGTTCAGCCCGTAGATACCGTTGTCGTTGGTCTGGTTGATGAAGTCGTTGATGAGGCCCTGAAGGCTCAGCATCGAACGGCCCATGCCGACCGTGTAGAACGAGTCGATCTGCTCGTTCATGCGCTGCATGACGTACGGGGGCTTCTGGTGCCAGAACGGGTTGCGGCGCACCTCGATGGGCACGCCGCCCGCCATCACGACCTTGCAGGGGACCGGCTCGCCCGGCGTCTCGTTCGGGAGGTACAGGGAACGAGGGACCGGCATTCGCAGCCAGCACTCGGTCAGAATGGTCCAGTTCGCCAGCTCGCCCTGCCGCAGGTCCACCGCCGCCATGCTCGACTCACGAGCCTCCATCAGGGCGGTGCGGATCTCGGGCTGGAGGTTCTCGATGTTCGTGGCGGCGTTGATCATGTCGGGATCCTTCCAGATCCCCGCCTTCGCCATCTGGTCCACGAACTGCTTGCTGACCTGAATGTCCTCAAAGACGATGCTCGCCTCTTCGATGCTGTTCACGGTCACCGGCCAGATGTACCAACTGAACGGCGAACGTGGGCTAAAACGGGCCCCGTCGCACGCCCAAGGGCTGGTGGAGTAGTCGTGCAGCATCTCCGAGATGCCGGGCAGGCGCTTCATGCTGACGCCCTTGACCGACTTGGGAGGCTTCTCCCACCAGACCTTGCTGACCCCGATGCCGTAGTCCGTCAGGCTGCGGAGAAAAGGCTTGAGGTTCGCCCGCAGCTTCATGGCCTTCTCGAGCTGGAACATCATCCACGCCTTCACGTAGGGCGCGTGTTCGCTCAGCTCAGGGCTCTCGGAGTCGCAGTCGATGTAGGTGTCGGTCGGGAACAGGCCTCGCGCAAGGTGCGAAACGCGGGTCTCGCGGGCCTTCTGGTAGACCGGGAGGTAGGCGTTGGACTGCCCCTCATAGGCCTGCGAGCCGTCGCGCTGGAGCATCCCCATGCGGCGGATCTGCCCCCACTCCGTGCGCTGCGCCACCCCGTCTGAGCGCACGCTGAAGAGGAGCGGATTGACGTTGGTGAGCACCCACTCAAGGGTGGACGCGTCGTCGGCGAAGTTGATGGCGCTGTTGGGCGCTGGGGTCAGCGCACCGCCCAGAACTTCGTCGTTGCTGGAAGCTGCGATGATTGGGGTTTCGGGGGCCTGACTCATGCTGACGCTCGCTTGAATTGGAGGCTGGTGGGCATCTGGTCCGGCCTGAGGGTGGAGACTGCGACTCCGTAGATGTTGAACACGCCGTACCGCAGAGCATCGACGAGGTGATCGAAGAAGCCGTCCTTGCGTGGAGTCACGCCGTCTTCCTTCAGGTGATAGCCACCTGCAAGACCGTCTACCAACACACGGCAGGAAGAGTCAATGAGTACGGCCTGTTCGCCCTCAATCTGGGACTCGAACTTCTTGCGGAGGAGCTGGATGGAGACGTCGAAGGGGGTGCGCTGGTAGCGCATCAGGATGCCCGCGTTGTTCAGCAGGGCCAGCATGGAGCCGGTGTCCTTGTGTTGCGCGACCGCAGGGTCCCCATAGTCCACGTACTTCTCGGCGTTCGGGAAGCGCATGGCCGTCTGGGCGAGGACGGTCTCGATGAACTTCGTCCCCTCGATGTGGTGCCCGAGGAACTCGCCCAGAATCTGCATCCGCCCGTCCGTGCGGATCTGCGCGAACAGCACGGCTGGCCGGTTGTAGCCGAAGTCCCAGAAGCGGAAGAGGGTTCCGCCCCCGAACTGGAGTTCGTCTTTGACATGCAGGGCACGCTTGAACTGGCGGATGACGGGCTCACCGGGGTAGGTGTTGCCCCAAGCGCCATCCACGTAGCGCTGGCGCAGCTCCTCGCTCATCGTCGTCGCCATCTCCTCGTAGTAGCCCTTGCGCAGGTTGCGCTGGTTCTCCTTGGGCTGCGGACGGAAGAGGGTGATGACGGGCTCCTCGACCTTCGTGCCGGACACGTCAAGGCCGGTGCAGGCGGTGTAGAGCCAGTGCGTCATCGGGGGCGGGTTGAACGCCATGCCGATGCTGAAGTTGTCGTCGGGGAAGTCGGGGTACGGCTTGTAGCGGAGACGCCCGAGCATCTGGAAGAGGTTGTTCTTCTCCACTTCGTCAGCCTCGTCCACGAAGCCGCCCGTGAACTCGTACGAGCCTACGTAGTCGGACAGACCCATGAAGGTGATTTCGGAGGGCTCCGCGCTCTTGCCGTTCACACCCGTCACGATGGGCCGGATCCACCACTTCTGGGGGGCCATCTTCTGGCGGTCCAGAAGCGTCCCCTCGGGGAGGTTCTGGAGGATGTTCGTCATCGTGCGGAGAGTGGTGTCGAGGAGGTCGTTGTAGTCGCGGCGGGCCACGAACCACTTGGTGCCCGGCATGAGCAGCGCCTTGAGCATCACCTCGGCACACCCGACCATGGACTTGCCGGACCCGGCAGGGCCCATGTACGCCTTGAGCTTGGCGTCGCTCTCCACGTAGGCGAGCTGGGTGGGGTTCACCAGCCGCTGTTCGCGGGGCCGCTTGCCGTCCATCATGAGCTTCAGGAGGTCCTCAATGGAGGACATCTCCGTGACGCCCTTCTTCTCCTTTTGGCGATCGCGCCAGTGCTCAAAGGACGTCTTGCGAGCCATGCTCAGTCACCCTTCTTGTTGAGCCGCTCGAGCCACGGAATCTTGGAGGCCTCGGTGCCGATGTTGAGGACGATCAATCCGCCTCCCCCTTGTGAGGCTTCACGCTTGTCCAAGCCGTTCGCCCGGAGCACCTTGTCGGCGGCCTCAGAACGCACCTTGTCGGTGCCGTAGCGGAGGTCCCACTGGACGCTTGCGACGGCCTCTGGGAGCAGGTCCACGAGCTTCTTCTGGGCCCACTCTATAGCGGCATCTCCGATCAGCCCCTTGGGCATCTGGGAGAGCGTCGCACGCTGATGGAAGGCTTGCTCCTCGGGCTCGACCTTGGCGAGGGCATCGAGGTCGAGCTTGGCGGGCATGAGCGCCCCTGACTCTTCCCCACATCTGCGCACACCGCACACACCGTCCCCGATTCGGGTCCTGACGGGATGCCCCTTAGGGCACAGCTTGGCGGGCTTTTCAGTCTTCTCGGAGTTCAACCTGAGCCTCTGCTGCGAGCTTGCGGATGGTAGCCGGAAGACGCTTGAATTCGACGACCCATGCCATGACGCTTTTGGGATAGCCGAGTGCTTTCATGGAAGCAATGATGTGCGCCTTCTCGGCAGGCGTCATGAGCGTCTTTTTCGTCCTCATTGCGTTGCCGTACAGGAGCTTGAAAGTCATTCAGTTAATCCTCTTTTCCCTAAGAATTATGCTGGTTTGCGACCTTCAGCCACCCGCACCCCCGTGGGGAGCAGCCCCTCCAAGGGCTGCTTCTCGCGAAGCGAGATGCGGGCAAAGTGCCTGCGTTTAGATTTGTTGTCAAGTCTGAGTGTGTAAATGTAGTGTGAGATACACACCTACAGGGGACCGTCCGCCGAAGGCGGCGGGCCCATGATTACGACAGACGCAACACACGCAAGAACGAACGAAGCGCGTGCGTTCTGGCGAGTGATGAGATGTAGGACATGCACCTACATGTTGGAATGGGGCTAGTTTGGAGATGTGCGTACAATTCTCACACCCCCGGGGTAGGGTCAGTAGGGGCGGGGCACCCCATGGCATGGCCCACGCTGAGCGCGACCCTCGCGAGGTGCGCGAAGTGCTGGCTTCGCGGGGAGCGTGATGTGCGCCATGCGCGCACACGCTTAAACGCCTCTGTAGGGCCTCTGCCCGCCCCGTGGTGAGCGGTCATGGCTGGGCTATGGGGGGATATGGATGAGGGGACGTTTATGCGCCCCCACCTCATGCGCGTGCGTTCTCGCGCGCTTACGCGCGTTATCGCGCCTGTGTGCGCGTTACCGTGCGTGCGCGTTACGCGCGGATTCGCGTGCGAGTGCGTGCGCGTTACGCGCGTTTGTGCGTGACGTGCGCGCCCTTCGCGGGTTGCGCGCGGGTTGCGTGTTGCAAGTTACGCGCCATCGGTCGGTGGCATGCTGGTTGCAGCGACCCTCAGAAATCTGAGGCGCTGTCCGAAAAAACGACAGCGAAATTACTGGGGCCGCGACATTCGCGTCATAGCAGCAACAATCGCGCCAACATGTGTTTTCAAGCGCTTGCGGCGCGGCACGGCGCTCGCACAGCGGTTTGTCGCCGCCGGGCATCAAGCCACGAGCCGCACACAGGAGCCAAGCCATGACCACCCTCAACACCGACACCCAGACCATGACCGCTGAAGAGATGCTCGCCGAGATTCAGAAGCTTCGCGCCCAGAACGAGGCCTTGACCAAGGCCAAGGTCGCTGGCCTGTCCTACAAGGTGTCCGAGAAGGGCGCTGTCAGCGTCTACGGCATGGGCCGCTTCCCGGTCACGCTGTACCGCTCGCAGTGGGAGACCCTCTTCGCCAACGTCGAGGGCATCAGCGAGTTCATCAAGGCCAACGCCTCGAAGCTGAGCACCGTCGAAGACCGCGACGAGCGCAAGGCCGCCAAGGCCGCCGACGAGCGGCTGGCCCGGGTCGCCGCCTTCCAGAACGGCGGGACGGCCCACAAGGTCGGCTGAGTCCGGGCCGCAACCTTCCCCCGAGGTGACTCGGGGGCGTGATTGCAGTCCTGACCCCAACCCCGGAGCTAAGCCATGCTGAACGTTCACCCCCCGATGATTGACCGCGACGAGCTGAAGGCCACGATGTCCCGCGATGCGCGCCTCAAGGGCCCCGCCGTCGTCGCCGTGTGCACCCCGAAGCACACGCACCGTGACCTGACCCCGGCCCGCAACACCCGCGAGACGTTCGCCAGCCTCGGGGTGGAGCTGGGCCTCCGGGAAGTCTCGGTGCACGGCTGAGAGCCTGCTAGGGCCCCCAAGCGTGAGCTTTGGGGCCTTGTGCAGTCCCTCAACCCCTCAACCACAAGGAATTCCGGCCCATGCTCAACCCTCACTTCCAGCTCACCCTCGCGGCCCTCAAGGCAGCGGCCCTCAGGGAGCGTCGCTAAGCCATGCCCCGCACCAAGCTCAAGATTCCGCCCCACCCCATGCCTGACGGCAAGCCGCTCAAGCGTGGCGATGTGGTCTACGCCCTTCGCCCGCTCCCGGGCATCGCACCGGGCATCCAGACCAGCGACTTCGGGATTGTCTTCGAGGAAGGCAACGCCTACGGGGACGGGGGAGGCCCGATGGTTCGCTTCGTCGGTGGGCAGATGGGCAATGTCTACGCCGGGGACGTGACCAAGAGTTACGCCGAAGCCGCCGACCTACGCCGCCTCGGATGGAGCCTCAT